AAGAAAAGAGAAGATAAAGAAACTTGTTTTATGGATTTTGTATTTTGTCATTTTTATGGTTTTTGTATTTTATGATAATAATAAATATATTTAGCAATGATGAGTACTTCATTGACCTACTAATTATGGTCATGTCAAACTATCATTTCTAAGAAAATCTTGGTAGCGTCTCTCAGCCCAGTCGTCCAGAACTTCGTCCATTCCGCGATGTGTCATCCTCGTCTGAGTTCGATATGTAGGAGTGACTTCGTAAAGCATCTGACAGAATAATATGCTCATCCGGGATGCCCACACTTCGCCATCTGAGCCCATGAGCTTATAACGGAATTTTTGATGTTCACGACTTGGTAGTCGTCCACACAAAACCCCTTCGTCCTCAAGTTGATCTAATACCTTTGACAGGTAATAGGTCGCCTCAATGTTGAAAGGGTTATCCGCCATAAGCCCACACGCCCTCGCGTACCGTGCGGGTCCGGACTTATCCTCACTGTCTGGTGCAATCATGGCCGCAACAGTCTCTTCCACCGGTCGCCAAATGCCACCACCGCGCAGGAAATGTTTAGCTAGGAAGGACAACGATTGCTTTGGGTCCTTTCCGTACTCGTGGAAGATATGATCCGCTTCATAGGACTCGTCCGGATTCAGCTTTTGGCTGAAGAACAAATCCCAAACGTCTTCCACTTCGGGTAACCCCCAATGCATCGTCCCTGCCCTTGGTACGCCAACCAAGATATTGTCGCCATAAACTCTAACGACAATATCCTTCTGACGCCCAGCTCCAACCAAGAAGCCGAAGACAGTTCGAGCCGCCATCAATGCTGTATAAGAATTAACAAGAGTTGTTAAGGGTGAGCCAGACACATTCCCTTTGTGCTTTATCCAGATTTGTCCATCTGGCAAAGCAACTCTTGTATGGATCAAATAATTCTTAATCCAGTCAAAGTAACGTCCAAAATTCTTCTTCTCCTTCTTTCCCTCGCAGTAGTAGGCATTTCGCGCCCAGTCGAAGAATCCCTCGTACAGGAATGAGCCAATGCTCGAATCCTGACGAGATAGATCCAGAACGAAGTATCGATATTTATGCTGATGCTTTTCAGCAAAATCGTCGAGATAAGCGTCCATCACTTTCATGTCCGAGGTTTTCACCTCATTCCGTAAAAATGGTTTTCTCTTGTCCCGTTGACCCTGCAGGTCCGCACAGAAATTAAATAAAAACACTGATGAACCCCTATTTTGGAAACTCATACCCACGACGATCTCGCTCATGAGTTGGCAGCTCTCGTGGAATGAGAACAACCTATCCGCAATTGGAGCTATCAAACAGTGCTCGCGTCCGTCAAC